TTAGCCAATGGGCTGCCCATTATTACCACCGCATCATTATACAATGGTGTATGTGTTAGTGGTTGCTCTACTATTGTTATTGCCATTATTTATTGTAATTTATTAACTGTGTTTTAACTACCTGGCCAAGTGCCACCGTCATGCCTTGACTTAACTCTGCAAGTGCCTTTGGTGTAACTGCGCCTTTGATAAAGTTTTTAGGTGCTATACCGCCACGCTTTACAAAGTAGGCTATACGTTTTGCATCTGCTGCATTAGCCCCTGCAAAAGCTGTCCAACCCTTTATGCTGTCAATCATTCCTTTCGATGCGCCTACGTTCTTGAACTTAAAAGGTGAGCGCGGTGCTTTGTTTCTAAACGGATTTGGTTTACTGCCTCCACGTTTTGAAAGTGTCGGTGATTTTTGAACACCCTGATCAACATACTCAAAATAAGATTCGGTTGTGGTTATTGCCACCTTAACATTGGTTGCACTTGAACCTGGCAAGATTGAAGGGATAAGCGATTGAGCCAACTTGTTACTCCTACTCTTAGAAGACGTTTGCAAAATACGTTGCATGTCCTTGCTTATACCGTTCATCCACTCCAATGCCACAGCTTCAACAGTGTTTTCAACTGCCGCCTCTGCACTCGGTTCGTTGCCAAACTTCTTTGCAATGTTGTATAGGTCCGTGAATTTAGCCATGTTGTCTTTTCATTTGCTCAATGTCTTTTCTTTCTTGCTCTGCTTTATCCTTGTAAAAACAAACCGTATTCAAAAACTCGATTACGCTCAAATCAAAGAAGTAATCCCACTTCGAACGGTCATCATTTGCCATGCTGTTAATTAGTGCGACCCATCCATACTTTGTGTAGAAGCTGCCAACAGTTCCTGAATCTCCTTCGCCTCCTTCGCCAAATAAGTTAGGGTAGCTGCTGCCAATTCCTCTGAGTATTTGCAAAAAAAAAGCATGATAGGATATGCAACTTCTATTTTCATGTGGTTATAAAACGCCTCACTTATCTCTGCGTGCTTACTACCATCGTACTTTTGCTGAAACAATCCATACTTCATTGGCACACACGTTGCAGCCATGATGTTGTGGATATTGTAAATGATTTGTTCGGGGTCTTTAGTGAAGTGAGCCACATCTATGTATTGGGCAGCGGATAACTCCTGCGTTTTCCAAATGCACTTATACCACTTACCGTTTACTTTAAATACCATCTTCACCTTTTGCCCCTCAGGGATGGTATCAAGATTTGTAATGTACTTAAGTTTGGCTTTTAACTCGGTTAGAGGTAGGCTTTCAATTTCGTCTATCGTCTTGCCGCTTATCTCGGCCAACAACCGCACGTTCTTATCTACCTTATCGATCTGTAACTCCGATATTCGTTTGCAGTTGAGGAACTGTTTTATGGTCAAATCTGCGTATTTACTTATCATACTTATAAATAGCGCAAAAGTGAATTAATGCTTTAGCCTATCCCGATGGTGGCGTAACGTCCCATAGGTCGGTTGTTCAATTTGTTTAACGCAATGTACCTTAGCGCATCTATTGCGTGGTTGTTATGGTCGATTGGTTTGCCTGTTAGCTTTCCGTCTCGGTCCGTTTCCCAAAGATATGACCTTAACTCTTTGATTATATTGGTTGAGCGTTTAGTCACCATTAAGTCATAACGCTTTAATATGTCGATACCTATCTTGATTGAGTCAGGACCTTTCATAGCTGGATGCACATTAAACCCTTGCCGCCTTAGTTCCTCGATTGACTTCGGCTCTGCACTATCGCATATCACTTCCGCTCGCCCTATGTTCTGTGTTTTGTAAAAGTTACCTATCTCGTTGTTGGTCATGTTGGTTCGGTAAAGCAACTCGTCAATCCACAGCTTGCCTTCTTGTTTCCAAATACCTACTAATGTTGTCGGGTCATTCGTAAAACCAAAATCTGAACCGTAAGCTACTAACTTGGCATCAGTTGGTATAGAGTCGCATTGTTGCCAATTGTCAAGCACTACTCCTTGTAAGCTACCTATTTGGCCTAACCCATATACCTTCCACCAATTCGCCCAGTAAGTTGATGTGGCTGCCTTTTCCCTTGCCTTTTCGATTTCTTTTACTATGCTTGGGTCAAGTGCCTCATTGTCTTTATATGTTAGCGTTATCAGTTCAGCATCTGCATCATTGTTTAATTCGGTGTCTACCCAAAACTCAGCCACAGGATTATAATCCAAATAAATAAAGCTGCGTGTTCTTATCGCTAATTGATAGTAACTTTCAAAGTCAACATTATTGCACTCGTTTATAAATAGTACATCACGCCTTGCACCTCTTAGCTTGGCAGGGTTATCAGCACTAAAGAACTCAATAAAACTACCATTGTTAAACGTGTAGGTTAAACTTGACTTGTTGTAGTTCTCAGATTGGTACATACCAATTAAATCCATTATCTTTAAAAAGTCACGCATTGCACCCCTACGAAGATGGGGGATGGTTTCTGCTACTATACTAATCTCGCACCTTGCATTTTGGATTGCATGATGTATAAGGAATGGTAAGATACTGAACGTTTTACTCGCACTTGTACCTCCACGAACTATCCTTATCCTTTTGCGAAGGTTAGCTATCTTATCCTGTGCTGTTGTTTTTTGTAGCATTATGCGTTTTGCTCACCGCGTAGACAAGCGGTTTTACTCGGTTTCTTCATTTTTGACATTCAAGTCCAAACCGTTAAATATTGGTTTCTCAACATTGATGTTTTTATTCTCGGTCTTGGTTGATGCAATACGGTGGTATTCCTCCTCTGTTCCTATCAACTTGTATAGTGCCATTTGGGTTAAAGGGTTGTTTCCGTTGTACCACTTGTTACGCAATCCGTTCTTAATATCAATCTTGTTTTTGTCTAATCCCTCTTTTATAGTGTTACATTCGTCACTGTCAATCGGGAACCATTCGTAAAATGTCTTCTTTGATATTGGCAATAAAGTAACCACATCCTCAATAAAAAATAGTTTCTTCTTCTCTATTAAGTCAAGTGCTTGTTCATATATTTTTTTTCTATCGTATGCCATAGTTTAATTTTTTTTATATATTTGTACCATTATAAGCGATGTTAGTGTAATGGTAGCACACTAGTTTTCCAAGTTAGAGGCGGGGTTCGATTCCACCACATCGCTCAATTTAACCTTGCGTTCTTGCAAGGTTATTTTTTTGCCTTTATACATTCCTGCTCCCATTTCATCTATTTTGCTAAATGGTATTATTGGAACGGTTATTTTGCAAGTTTTATTTATTAAGTAAATATATCTAATTTGAAAACCATCTAATTTTTTACCTCCATTATCTTTAATCCAACTTGTTCCGCTTTTGCCATTACTTTCCTTTGTTCTATGTGCTGAACTTGTTAAACTGCATACTACTTCTCCATTTGGCATTTGATATGTACTTGTATTTTTATTAACTCCTATTAATTGAAATCCACTTGCTCTGTAAATTGTACCATCTCCGCATAAATTGCCATCACTAAAACTTAAAATCCATTTTATATGAGGAGCATTTTTTTTAATTAATTTAATACTTATTGCTATACATCTGCTTTCTGAATACTTTGGTAAGTAATCATCAAAAGCCATTCTGTTTAACTCTATTACTTCATTCCATTTTGTATTTTCAACATAGTGAATAACTTTTGCTTTAACCATAGGACTTCCGTAACTCATAACTCCATGCAATTTATCATCTAAAAAGCAACCAAAGTGTAAAGTTGAGTTTGGAACTACCTTGCCGCTATAATGATGCTTCTTTACAAACTCATTTGCAATCTTTGACGGTATTACTTTAACTATTATTTCCTTTGCTCTGCCCATTGCATAATTATTAAATAAAGTGCATTTCCATTTGAATTCTCATTGCCCATTGTTTCAGCATATTTATACTCATCTGTTAGCTTAATATCTCCAATGGCGTTTTGTATTTGCTCGGCTTGTTCATCTGCTAGGGTAAAAGTCATTTGTTGGAATGGTGCTTTATCTCCATCAGGCAAAGTAAAATCAGTTCCCAATTTATCGCTATCCAAATCAAAGCCGCCAACATCTAAACCCCATTCCGTTAGTTGCTCAACCTCCCACTCATTTGCAAGTATATCCCAATCCCATTCACCACCGCTTACGTTGTCCTTTATTAAGAACTCTCGCTGTTGGTCTTCAGTTAGTTTATCTGCCATGATAATAGGTACTTCTTTTAACCCTGCTTCCTTGCATGCTTTTAGCCTCATGTTGCCACCCAATACAACCATGTCAGCATTTACTACTATTGGTCTTATATCAAGCATCTCAGGAAAGTCTTTTACAGACTGTACCAACTTTTTAAATTTGTCATCCTTAATCAAACGTGGATTGTTTGGATTAACTTTTACTTCGCTTATTGCTACCTTTGTAATTTTCATATCTTACTTTTATCGTATTGTAACCACATACCGCCTATGCTATCAACTAACCTTTCGTTTAACCATAACTTCTTGTTGCCTGTATAGTAAAGTATACAGTGTGTTAGTTCATGGTAGAAGGTATGTTCTATTATTGACTCCTTGTATTTTCTCCAAGTCTTATCCGTTTTGTATTTGTCAGCAATGATTATCTTATTGTCATAATAGATAAACCTGCCCATGCAATTGTTAGCGTGGCAGTATTCATTGTCTATTACAACCTCAATCTCGTGACTTAAAATACTAAACGTTCTTGGTATCATTTAGAAGATTGCTTACTTTTTGTTTTTGTCAATTGTTTAATCTCAGGTTTGTTTGCTGTTAACCAAGTGTTCATGCGCCTTATTACATCTTGAATGCAACCCATGCAGCTTCCTGGTCTTATGCCTGTAATCTCGTACTGTAATGCCGATAAAACTAATAGTTGCTGTTGACTGAACTCGTAGTTAATAGAGTTCATGTCACCGCCTGTAATTAAATACTGCGCTCTTAATGTGTTAGCCTTATCATACACATCAATGATGCCAGCTTCTTTAGCTTGGTTGTATATCTGTTCGTAGGTTCTCATAATTTTTCTATTTCTTGTTTAACCTCTTCGTAAAATTTAGTAAGTTCAATGAAGCCGTGCGCTTTTGAATATTCTAATATTTCATTATTAGCAATTAATGCGCATTGTTTAGCTTCATATTCTGTTATGCCATATTCTGCTCCTTGTGTAGAATACATTTTTTCCACTAATTCAATTGCTTTTTCTTTTGCATTATTCATAACTTTACAAATGGGTTTAGTCTACCTGTTAACAAATCAGTTTTCAATCTATTGTACTCGCTCATGTCATTTAATGCAAGCCTTTCCTTTTCCTTTTGGTATATGTTTTCGCCTGTATCTATGTGTTCAATCTCTATGTGTGGTAAAAAACAATTAACAAACCCCGACACTTGACACCTTACCGCTGCCAACGCATCATCGAATCCGTATATACCTGGTTGCATCATTCCCCCTATCTTATCAATCAATCGGTAGTTATACATTTGGCACGTTCCGATAACATGCTGCACGTCTTCAACTACTATCCACCTTTGACCGATGCTATGAGGCAACATCCTTAACTCTGATTTGTAGATATCATTTCTAAACGGGTTCTCTAAAAGGTCTTTTCTTTTTAACCCGATTATCCCTATTTGGTTATCCCTATCTATTGCCTCTTCTAATTCCTTTACCCATTCGTAATAATGGATATCAACATCGTTATCCATTTTGACTAAGTGCTGCTTAGTTTCTTTAAATGCCCATGCTTGGTTTATAGCTTTAGCTGTTCCAACATTCTTTGTATTAGTGATGACTTCAAACGGTGATGCCTTTAATAGTTCCTTAGTTTCCTCGCATGAGGCGTTGTCTACTATTATTATTCGGTCATCAGTTACGGTTTCAGCTAAACACTTTAACGTTGCCTCTGTATATTTACTGCGTTGATTCTCTACTGTGTCATACACAGCCATTGCTATTAGTGCCATATTAAATGTGTAGTAACTTTTTA